TTCAGGCGGTTTAGCCTACATGTTAGGAGAATAATGAAAATTAAAGATCATAGACAAATGATGCGATCTTTAACCGATCCATTAAACATTCCGAAATTAAGAGCTCTTTTAGAAGCTCATCCCGTTTTAACTCAAGAAGAATTTAGAACCAGACAAAATATGGCCAAAGGCGGCACTCCACAACTCGTGCAACCTGGACCAGGGAGACCTGGATATGCAGGTAGATATACTGATCCGAATTATTCTAAAAAATATTATAAAAAAAATAAGCCAGCTTTAAAAAAAGCTGCTAGCGAATGGTATGAAAAAAATAAAGCTCGTGTTGCGGATTATCCTTTATTAGATCGTGAGGCTACCAAAATTGAAAAAGGTCCTCGTAAAGGTCAATATAGATATTCCTTAGCAGGGAAGAAAGACCCAATTACTGGAGAACGAGTTGGAGAAACGTATTATTTTAAAAGTAAAGAAAAATTACAAGAATTTAAAAAGAAGAGATATGAAACAGAGAAACTCAGTAAACAAAAGCAAGCTAAAGTTATTGGAAAAGAATTAGAGGTCATTGATAATCATACTCAAACTTGGCTGGATAACTATGTAAAAAAGAATTTAAAAAATTATGAGTTGGGAGACTTTAATACATTTAAAAAAGATTTAGCTAAGGATTTTGCTAAAGAAGTTAAAAATAAAAAATACCAACTTTCAGAAAAATCAAAGAACACTTGGATAGGAAAAACTGCTTCAGCAAATAAAAGAACAACTTTAGAGAACCTTCCTCACATACAACAATTTCAAAATGTTGATTTAGTTTCTCCTTATTATCACACTCTCTTTTATGATAATTACTTAAAACAAAACCCTAAATTTGCGAAAGAAGTTGGATCTTATATGAATTGGGTGGTTGATCCAGCTAATAAGGTTAAAGGGCGTCAAGCCTTGTTAATGGATGCAAGAAACAAGTTTTCTGATGATGTCATTAAATTTTTTGGAGAGATTCAACCTGGTTCGCAAGCTGTTACTCAAAATGTTTTAGCTAAAAATTTTCCTGAACAATATAGACAGTTCATTGTGAACAATAAAAGATTTTACAGTGAGTATAAAGCATTAGCTAATAAAGTTGAAAAATTAGCGGGCATTCCTGAAAACTCTATTTTAAATCAAATGACACGAGACAGTCGAAACCTTAGAAAACTTTATAATGTGGAAAAACTTCCTATTCATTTAAAATATTCAACAGATCATTTAATTAGTCTCGCACACGCAGCTAGGCTTAACGATCCCGTCATTGCAAGACAAGCAGTCAAAAATATAGTGGGAAAAACTTATAAAGAAAATATAAATGCTGGTTTAAAAGGCTATCAAGGGGTTAAAGGAAATTTAATAAGTCAATTTGTTAAAACTAAAAATGTTGATAAGAAAAAAGAAATTATAAATAGATTAAATGAATTAGTGACTGAATATGATCCTGGCACGTTAGAATATAAGTACAGCCCTAAGAGTAAAAGTGGAATGAAAATAAATGTGCTTACAAAACCACAAGTAACGCGAGAAGCTAGATTTGAAGGATGGAAAAAATCACTTCCTAAAAAACATCAATCTTTAATAGAAAAAATAGGCTGCCCGGGACTTGCTGCTGGCGGTAGAGCTAGTTTTAAAGATGGTAGTACTTGTTACACACGAGGGATGGATAAAATTCAAACAGGAAAAATTACAACTCCAGGCGAAAGAGCAAACTTTACTAAATTGGCTCAAACTCTTGGACCTGATGGCTGGAAATTCGTGGGCATTGATTATGATGCCGCGGTCAAGATGAAAGGACCGGTTGCAAGTATTCTTAGATCGGCAGCAAAAGCAGCACCAAAAACATCAGGAGCTCTTGCAGCTACTGGAAGATTTTTATTTCACCCTGTAGAGATGGGATTACTTCCTTTAGCTTTAGTAGCAGAAGGACTTTATGCAAACTATGCTGACAAAAGAGATTTACAAAAAGTTTTAGATGAAATTCCTCTTTCTGGTGAATACGGAATGCCACAATATAAAAAGGATCTTATAATGGAAGGTTATATTCAACAAGCTAGAGATAAAGGAGGCGTAGGATTAGAAACTTATGCGATTGATCAACCTAATATTTCAGGAGCTCTTGAAAAAATTGGATTTGGAGATCCAAATTTTTTAGCTCAAACAGCCGGTCAAGCAATTGCAGGGAAAAGAGAAGAGGAAAGACGAGCCTATGAAGCGGAAAGAGAACGTCAAAAAGGAATATTCGATATTGACGCTCCTATGATGGCTAAAGGCGGCAGAGTCTCGTACCTAGATGGTGGAATAGTGAGTTTATTAAAAAAATGAGAAATTTAGATGACATCATTGGAGATATTAAGATTATATTGGACGAAAAAGTTGCCCCATCTGTTGCGGCACATAATGGTAGTATTAGTTTTATTAGCTTTGCCCCCGATACTGGCGTGGCTACTTTAAAATTATCAGGCAGTTGTTCAGGATGTGCGATGTCTAAAATTACTTTGCATCGTGGTGTTGAAGATATGCTCAAACATTATGTTCCTGAAGTACAAGCGATTATTGGTAAAGATGATGAAGAGGCTGCAGAACAGGGCTATAAACCATATGTCCCTAGAAACGAATTAAATGAAGAATCAAACATTAGTTAAAAATATGCAACATGTGAAGTGGAAGGAAATTCCTCCTTTGAAAGGACCTGCTTCTCAAGGCTTGCGAAAAGAAGTGAAACAAGATACAAAGAAATCGGAGAAGTTAAATGGCAGACAATCGAATAGATAAAGCTCTCCCGAACACAAACTTGGACGATAAGCTTCCATCACCGGATGCTTTAGAAGAAGTGGATGTTACGGAGGTAGAAGAAAAGACGGGTCCTGTTGAAGTGACATCGGAAGAAGACGGTGGTGCAACAATTGATTTTGATCCAAGTAAAGTCAATATTCCTCTTGAAGGTGGAGATCATTTTGGAAATTTAGCAGATATTTTACCCACAGATATTTTAGATCCTGTTGGAATAAAATTATCTGGAGATTATATGGACTATAAAATGTCCAGAAAAGATTGGGAACAAGCTTACATTACTGGTATAGATCTTTTAGGATTTAAATATGTTCAAAGAACAGAACCATTTCAAGGTGCAAGTGGAGCGACTCACCCGGTACTTGCAGAAGCAGTTACGCAGTTTCAAGCGCAAGCTTATAAAGAGTTATTACCATCTGATGGACCAGTAAGAACTCAAATTATTGGAGCATCCAACCCTCAAAGACAATTACAAGCTGAACGAGTTAAAGATTTTATGAATTATCAACTCTTGGATCAGATGAAGGAATATGAACCTGAATTTGATTCAATGTTGTTTCATTTACCTCTTGCCGGATCTACATTTAAAAAAGTTTATTATGATGAACTCTTGGGAAGAGCCGTATCAAAATTTGTACCGGCTGATGACCTAGTGGTTCCTTATACAGCATCTTCATTAGAAGATGCCGAAGCGATTATTCATATTGTTAAAATGTCAGAAAATGATTTACGTAAACAACAAGTTATTGGTTTTTATTCTGATATTGAACTTGCACCTCCCTCATATGGACCTGATGACAGACTAAAAGATGCAGAACGTAAGTTAGAGGGAACTACCAAAACAACAAGAGAGCAAAACATGTACACTCTCCTCGAGTGTCATGTAAATTTAGATTTAGAAGGATTTGAAGATTTACATCCTGAAACGGGTGAGCCGTCAGGAGTAAAATTACCGTATATCGTAACCATCGAGCACGGTAGTCAAAAAGTTCTTTCAATACGAAGGAACTTTGCGCCCAATGATCCATTGAAGAAGAAAATCCAATATTTTGTCCACTTCAAATTTCTGCCAGGACTTGGATTTTACGGATTTGGACTCATTCACATGATTGGCGGTTTGAGCAGAACTGCAACGGCTGCTCTCCGCCAATTATTAGATGCAGGAACATTATCCAATTTACCAGCTGGATTTAAACAAAGAGGTGTGCGTGTTAGAGATGATGCACAACCTATTCAGCCAGGGGAATGGAGAGATGTTGATGCACCGGGTGGAAATTTAAGAGATTCATTTTTTAATTTACCTTACAAAGAACCATCACAAACATTATTACAACTTATGGGTATTGTAGTTGCTGCTGGTCAAAGATTTGCTGCGATTGCAGATATGCAAGTAGGTGAAGGAAATCAACAAGCAGCTGTAGGCACAACAATTGCTCTTCTAGAAAGAGGATCACGAGTTATGTCTGCAATTCATAAACGACTGTATGCATCGATGAAGGAAGAATTTAAATTACTGGCAAAAGTATTTGCAACGTTTTTACCTCCAGAATATCCCTACGATGTTGTTGGTGCAGCTAAAAATGTTAAACAACAAGATTTTGATGATCGAATAGATGTATTACCGGTAGCAGATCCAAATATTTTTTCGATGTCTCAACGAATTACAATGGCACAAACAGAATTACAACTTGCGATGTCAAATCCTCAAATGCATAATTTATATGTAGCATATCGTAAGATGTATGAAGCAATCGGGGTCAAAAATATTGATCAGGTATTACCTCCACCGCCGCCTCCTCTCCCAAAGGATCCGGCTTTGGAAAATATAGATGCATTGGCACAAAAACCATTCCAAGCATTTCCTGGTCAAGACCACCGAGCGCATATCACATCGCATTTAAACTTTATGGCAACTAACATGGTAAGAAATAATCCACCTGTTATGGCTGCTTTACAAAAAAATTGTCTTGAACATATTTCATTAATGGCTCAAGAACAGATTCAACTTGAGTTTAGAGAAGAATTACAGCTATTACCGCAACTTCAACAAGCGGCTGCTATGAATCCACAGGCTCAAATGCAGTTTCAACAACTTTCTCAAAAGATTGAAGCACGAAAAGCTATTTTAATTGCTGAAATGACTGAAGAGTTTATGAAGGAAGAGAAAAGAATTACATCTCAATTTGATCATGATCCATTATTAAAACTTAAATCAAGAGAAGTTGATCTAAAAGCAATGGAAAATGTTCGTAAAGAAGAAGAAACTAAAGCAAGAATTAACCTTGATAAAGCTAAATTAGTACAAAACAGAGAGATTACTGATGATAAACTTGAACAAAATGAAGATTTAGCTCAATTAAGAGCTGATACGGCGATTGCAAAATCAATCATGTCCGCTGAAACTAAACTAACGTCTGATCGTATGAAAGCGAAAGACGTAAAGACCTTGAAAGGTCCGAAAAGGTAGTCTATAACAAGGAGTAATTATGACTAAATTAGAAAAAGCAAGCAAAGACACAGTTGGTAGAAAAGGAAGTGTTTCCTTAAACAAAACTGACTCTGTTGCTGTGCCTTCTCAAAACTTACACATCGATCCAAAAGGTGCGTCAAGCTTTAGAGGAAAAGGCGTTTATATCGCTCAAGGTGATACTGTAGACGTTAAGGGTACAGGTAAAGCTAGAAAACAAAAAGCAACCTGGTTTTAATATGGCCTGGTTTGGTTTAGCAAAAATTGCTTTACAAGCTGGGAGTAAGATATACGCTAATCGACAAAAGACAAAGATGGCTATGTCTGATGCACAGCTTAT